CTACGCGCGGAGCTTCACCCCCTCGGTCGCCTGCCACCGGAAGAGCAGACCGAGCGCCAGGAGCACGAGCTCGACGACGTTCGTCTCCGCCGACTGCTCGAGCACGCCGGCCGCAACGAGGATCTGCACGACCGCGGCGACCGCGATCGCCCAGATCGTGCGACTCTTCCACCACACCTTCGACGTGATCACGACACCCCCCCTTCCGCCGGCGGCCGCGGCTGCCAGTGCGGCGCCGCGAATGCCGCCGTCATTCGCTGCCGGAACGCGGCCGCTTCCGCGTCCGACAGCTCCCCAGTCCGCCGCCCCTCGGTGAGCAGGCGCTCGACGAGGTCCGGCGCGATTCGGATCAGCTCGATCACGAGCGTCACGATTGCCGTCGACGTCACGGTGTACCCCCCTTCTTCGATCCGCGCAGCGCCCACTGCGAGACGGCGAGGCGCGCCTGCTCGGCGAGCGCCTCGGGCTCGGCGAGCGCGAGCAGCATTTCCTCGCGCGCCGCCGGCGACCTCACCTTCCGGTACAGGTCGACCGCCCGCTCGGCTGTCGTGAAGATCGCCGGCCCGTCCGTTCGGAGCCGCTGCGCGATCGACGGCGCCCACGGCGCCACCGCGGCGAGCGCTTCCGGTTGTGCCGCCTCGATTCGCAAGAAGGCGTCGGCGAGCTCGAAGCTCACCGCGAGCGACTGCTCGCAGCGCACGAGGAGCGGATCCGCGCCGGGCGCCGTCGAGGCGCACCCCCAGGTCATTGCGGCGACCGCGGCCAGAGCCACCGCGGCCGCGATCACCCCCCCCCACTTCACCGCGCGAAGCATGATGACCTCCCCCCTTTCGTCCGGTGTCACGTCACAGCTCCCCCTCGACACGGAGCGGGTAGACGATCCCCCCGCCCGGCGCGTCGCGCCGTCCACTGCCCCACCAGGTCCCCCGAACGGTTACCTGTGCCACGCGCTCGCCGGCGTCGACTTGCCGCCGGTACTCCGCGTCGAGGTACGCCGGCCAGAGCGCGGCCGGCCGGACCGTCTGGACGTCGCCGGCGTGTTGCATCGGCCGCGGCTCGAGCTCGACGCTCTCACCATCCCATTCGATCGACGTCGGCCCGAGGATGACGAGGTCGAGCACGAGCTCCGGCGCGCCGCCCCAGGTCGCGACGAGCTCGCGCGGCGGCCCGATCCGGTGCGGCAGCGGCTCGACGGCGAGGCGCTCCGCATAGCGTCCGTCGTCGGACTCGTCCCAGAACTGCAGCCACCAGCGGCCGCGCTGCGCCCAGTTCGCGCCGAGCCCCGCATTCGCGAGCACGAGCCGCGGCTCGAGGAGCCCTCCGGCCGGCGTGCGAAGGAAGGCCGCATCCCAGGTAAAGACGCCGGCGCGCGGATGCGCGTACCGCCGCCCGGTCGGCTTGAGCTCGGCGACGCCGTCGATCGCCCACGGTCCGGCCGTCGCGTGCTCGACGACCTCGAGGCGCTCCCCAGCCTGCCCGGGATCGCCGCCGTCGAGCACGTAAAGCCGCCCGTCGGCGCCGAGCGCGAGGTCTGTCGCCCAGGTCTTCGCGACCTCGTCGGAGAAGTGCAGCGACCCGACGAGCGTCGCCGTGAGGTCCGGCGCGAGCTCGTAGACGAGCGTCCGGTCCGTGCCCGGGTACGGCGTGCCGGAATCGCGCACGACGACGAGCACACGCTCGCCGACGACGAGCGGCGCGGCCGCCCAGACGCCAGGCGGCCACCATGGATTCGCGGCCGGCGAGGCGATCCGCTTCACGGACACGATGCCCGCCTGCTTCCGCGTCCACGGTCCGACGATCGCCGGCGCGGTCGCGAGCCCGACCCAGACGCGATAGGCTTTTCCCCACTCAAGCGACCACGCGCCAGACCACGCGAGCAGCCATCGGCGATCGGCCGGCCAGCTCTCCGGCGTCCGGCAAACGCCGAAGAGCCCCGTTTCGCCCTCGAGCTCGTCGCCACTCCAAAGGTTCACGTGCTCGGGCCGGACCCAGTACGGAGCGCCCGGCGCCGGGTAGCGCGTGAGCCAGTCGCTCTCAGGGAAGCCCGGCCCTCCGCCGTTGTGCAGGATCAGGAGCTCGCCGTCCGGCAGCAGAATCCCCCCCGGCGCCTGAAAGTACGTCCAGGGTTTCGGGAGCGCCTGGCGCTGGCGCCGGCCCGGCCCCGAGACGATCTGCACGTCCGGCATGGCGCGAAGCTCACCGTGCCGCACGGATCACCCCCTTTCGCCGCTCGAGCGCCCGCCGGACGCTCGGACGAAGCGCCACGCCGCCGAGCTCCCGCACCGCGAGAAGGAGCGGCCGGTCACAGCGCTTCGCTCCGCGCGACCTTGAGCAGAGCTCGCGGACGGCGCCGCAGTGCGGGCAGCGCGCCGGCGGCGCCGGCAGCTCGCCGGCGCGCACGAGCGCCTCGCACTGCGCGAGGTCGAAGCGCTGCCCGGGCGCCGGCCTACGGTTGCTCGGCACCGTACCCCCAGACCGCCGGCCGCTTGCCCTCGACCGCGAGCTGCGCGTCGACGTCGACGTGCACGAAGTCCGGCCCGATCCCGATCCCGCGCACGACCGCGCGCAGCTTCGAGAGCGCGACCCACGGCTGCACACGCAACATGCCCGTCTGCCAGAGCGCGCCGACGATCACCGCGACAACGAGCTCCCAGCGCGCGAGCCCGCCCGCACGTGCGCCGACGTCGCGACGCCGCCGCTCGCCGCGTTGTGCCGCGCACAGCGGCAGCCGCTCGAGACACCGATCGGCCGGCCGAGCGTGAGCCTGGCCGCCTCGAGGAGCTGCGGCAGCGCGTCGACGACGTGCTCCGGCGTCGAGCCGAACCCGCACCCGCACCGACACGCAAAGTCCCGCGCCGTGAAGTGCTCGGTGAAGCTCATGGCCCGATCACCTTCGCGAGCGCCTCGACGAGCTTCTCGAGCCCCTTGCCGCCCGCCATGAGAGCGCCACCGATCAGCAGATACGCCCACCGCGGGAGCTCGCGCCGCTTCGGGTCCGGGTCAGCCACCACCACAGCCCCGCTCTGCACCACCGCGCCGCCAGGGTGCAGCGCCGCGCAGCGCGCCTCCTGTGCCGCGACCCGCTCCCCGAGCGCCGCGAGCCCGTTCTGCCAGAGCTCCTCGAGCTTGTCGAGCAGCCGCTCCTCGAGCTTGTCGAGGCGCTTCTCGATTCGATCGAGCCGATCGTCGTCTCGCCGCCTGTCGATCGCCGCCGGGTACATCGCTCCGTCACCCATCGCCCCGCCCCCCCTAGAGCACATAGACGATCACCAATTCCCACCATCCCCCGACGTCCTCGAGGTAGTTCTGAGCCGTCGTGGCGTTATCAAGCTTGGCGGTGTACGTCCCGCTGCCGTTGACGACAGAGGTCACGTCGCCTTCGGTCACGGAGAAGACGATCGGCGCATTCTGTGCAGCGTGCGCTGCCCCGTAGAGCGTCGCGCTCGGCGGCCCCGAGAACGTGATGAACGAGCTGTACGCCCCCGAGTCCTTCTTGAGCTGGATCGAGCCACCGTTGAGGTAGTTGCGCCCCGAGTAGCTGTTGTATCCAGACAGCCGCAGGGTGAGCGCAGCCGCGACGATCGTCGCGCCCGTGGGCAGCGTGAATGCCGGGAATGCCTTCTCGAGCACGTCCGCGGCCGAGGTCCCCATCTGCCCCTTGTACGCGTAGTCGGTCCGCAAAATGACTGTGTGGTGCGCCACTGGGACCTCCGGAAAGTCGACGTACTCGAAGTCGCCGATCGCGTCGTTGTAGCGCACCGTCTGCCCGTCCGCCGGCGGCGCCGCGACGTCGACCGGGCCCACGGAATAGAGCCCCGTCACGGCGTCAAATCGAGCACGCATGAGCTGCGGAGCCGTGCCTGTCTCGAGCTGATACAGTCCGACCTGATCATTGCTCCCGGCCGACCACGATCCCGTCGAAGGTGTCTCCGTGCCATCGAAGGCGAGCGTCTTGATCTCGCAGTGCTGCCAGTTGTCGAGGTAGACGAGAAAGTCGACGTTGTGCCACGATCCCCACGGAATCCCGAGCCGGACCTCGGTCGCGGTCGGCGGGAGCTCGCCGAGCAGTTTGCCGTCCCAGTAGACGCGCAGCGCCTGCACGATTCCGCTCGGGTCCGAGAGCGCGAATTCGTAAATGTTGATCTGGGTCGTGTAGTTCGGCGTGCCGTCCGTGCCTTCGAATGGTCCTCGGTACTGCGGCTTGTTCACGTTCCCGCGCACGACCGCCGGGTACGCGCCGATCCCGGGTCCGCACGTCACCGTATCGCTCGCCGCCGTCGCGCTCCACTGTCCCGAGTGCGAGATCGACCACACCCGCACGTCGTTGTCGCCTGGCCCGATCGCGTGGAAGCGCGCGACGCGGTCGCTCGCCGCGTCCTGCGTCGCGACCGTGCGCCAGGAGCCCGCCTCGTAGAGCTGGAAGACGAGCGTCCGCACGATCACGCTCGCCGGAGGATCCACCTCGGCGACGATCGTGTAGACGACCTTTCCGGCGGCCGCGCTCTCGAGCACGGACAGTGTCAGCCCCGTCGGCGCCGGCGGGATCTCGCCGACGCGCGGGACCGGTGGCGTCGTCTTCTCCTCGCTCGCCGGCGCCGAGATCGAGTTGCCCGGGCGCTGCGCGAGCGTAAGCGTGACACCGGCGCGGATCGAAAGCTGCGCCGCGAGCACCGTCCATGTGCCATCGGGTACGCCGAAGACGCCGGACGTCGAGACGACGTCCCCCTGCTCGAGCGCGAGCGCCTTCATGTTGCACGTGACCTGCACCCGGTAGCCGGCTTGCGCGAGCTCGAGCGTGTCCTCGGCGAGGCGCTGCGCGACCTCGCGCGAGCTGATCCACGGAGCCTCGAGCGTCTTCTGGTAGAGCGGCTCGTCGCCGGCCGCGACACCGTCGAGCTCCGCGATCGCTTCGGCGATCTCCCAGTCGCGCGACGCGTCCGAGAAGGTGACGATCTGCCGCGTCGTCTGCTCGTCGGCGCTCGTCGCCCACTCCCTCGGGAGGTTCTTCCCGTCCGCCCAGAAGAGCCAGTCCGACTCGATCGTCGCGACGGCCGCCGCCGCCGCGTTCTCGCAGCCGATCCGCCAGAGCCCCTCGGCGCTCCTCGACTCCCAGCTCGCCGACTGCGAGAGGATCGCCCGCACGTGCTGCGAGATCATCCCGCGCGTGCTGATCAGACCGGCGATCGCGTAGCGCTTCGCGCCGGATACGACCGTCTCCTGCCAGTCGGCGACGTCCTCGACGCTGCCCCAGACGATCCCGGCCGAGCCGGTTTGCCCGCCTTCCGGCGCCGCGACAAGGTGAGCCGCACAGAGCGCCGGCGTGTCCGTGTACCCGCTCGTCGCGGTCCGCGGATCGTAGACGTCTTTCCGCCCCTTCACCACGCAGCGGCACTCCGGTATCGAGCCGCCGACGATCGCCGCCGCGTCGAAGCGCGCGACGAGGTACGCGTGGCACGGGTAGCGCTCGACGTGGTCGGCGAAGATCGTCGAGAGCAGCGTCGAGACGGCTTGCGCCGCCTCGCCCTTCTTCGGCGCCTCGAGGTAGATCCCCCCGACAGTGCCGCCGGCGACCGGCATGTCGACGCCGCCGAGCTCAATCGTGACGTACTCCTCGATCGGCCCGCGCTCGATCTCGTAGAGCACGACCAGGTCGCCCTGGTACACCGTGACGAGCGAGTAGAGTCCGAAGACGACGTGCTCGCCGTAACCGATCCGGTGCGGCGCGCCGGCCGCGGCCCCGGCGCTTCCCGACGAGGTCGTGCGGATCGCGGCCGGCCGCGTCGCCATGCTTGTCTTGTCGCCGTAGACCGTCATGGCGCCTGCCTCACGGCGAGCGGGCACTTGAGCTGCAGATTCTCGTCGACGGTCCACTCGAGCGCGTCCGTCAGGAAGCGCACCTGGTAGAGCCGCCGCCCGACAGCCGAGAGCGTGATCGCCGCCGCGGCCGCCGGCGCCGAGCCGGAGTAGAAGGCGAGCTGATGCCGACGCTTCGAGTCGGCGGCGATCGCCGCGGCGCTGGACGGCCCGTAGCGCCAGCTCGTCGACGGCGGCCCCCAGAGCGCATCTTCGACGGCACCCCACGGGTGCCAGACGTAGCAGTCGAGGTCGTCGCCGGACGTCGGGACCGCGAGCTCGAGCTTCCACGGGGTCGAGCCGTCGCCGTCCGACTGCAGCTCGAGCGGCACCCAGCCCGCGCCGGCCGCGAACGTCTGCGAGTCCCCGAGCCCATCCGATACCGTGACCGCCGGCGCGCCGCCCGGCACGGACAGATAGCCGGCGAGAAGGTGACGCTTGGAGAGCAGCGACGCGGCGAGCGCCTGCTGCCCGATCTTCGCCGCGGCGGCTCCGCCGGTCGACTGCAGGCGCCACGCCGTTGTGCCTCCGCCCGGGTCCGCCTGCCCGCCGGTCCGCGTCACCGCGGCGCCGCCAACGGCTGCCCAGATCGTGACGTTGTCGAGCTCCTCGGAGCGCGCGAGACGCTGCTCGACGATGATCTCGAAGTGCGTCCCCTCCGTCTTCGAGGCGCCGCCCACGATCACGACCGGCGCCTGCAGCGTCCGGTCGAGGTCCGTCAGAGGCGCCGGGAAGACGAGCGTCGACCCGTCGCCGGTCCCGCACGCGAGCAGCTCGTGCTCGACCATGCCGTACGCGAAGAAGTCGAAGAGCACCGCGGGCCCGCGGCAGGCGCGGTGAAATGCGCGCACGTCGGCGAAGTCCGGACGCTCGACGAGGTAGCTGTAGTCGCCTCGGAACACCGGCTCCTCGTTGACCTCGTTGACGTCGGCTTGCCCGCCGGGCCCGTCGTGCACGATCGCTTCCCAGGCTTCGCCCTCTTTGATCGTCACCGGCCAGATATTCGGCGGAAAGAGCGCCACCTATTCCCCCCTCGAGCCGAGCGTGACGACGCCGTCCTCGCGGATCTGCACGACGACGCCGGCGGCCGGCAGGCGCCGGCGGCCGTTGAAGAGCTCCGTCTGCGCGTTCGCCTGGCACTCCGCCCAGGTCCCGCCGCACGTGTCGGCGAAGGCGCACACTGCGACGTTGCGCTCCTGCGGGTATGTGCACGTCGCCGAGAAGATCGGCGGCCCCTCGACGGTCCAGAGTCCGCCGGCCGGCCCGAGCGTGAGCTTGACGGACGGGCCCGACACTGTCGGCGCCTCGACGATCCCCGAGAAGACGAGAACGGCCTCCGGCGTTGTCGCGGCGTCAGGCGCCAGGAGCACGAACACCTTCGCCGTCGCGCGGGCGATCGCGCCGCTCCGGATCGCCGCCCGGTACGTGCCGGCGCCGTCGCCGAGCCGGATCTGCGCCTGCCAGAGGTTCGGATTCGCCTCCGCCGGCAGCCGGAGCACGGCGAGCGATGCCGTGGAGTACGGCTCACTGTCGATCGTGACGCCCGTCGGGTAGTCCGTCACCGTCCAGACGGTCCCGCTCCGTAGCCCGATCCGGACCGCGTAGCCGACGCGCCGGTAACCTTGAGCCAGTGCGGCGAGCGCGGTCGCGCCGAGCGTCCTCACAGCCCCTCACCCCTGCCCGAGGCACGCTCCGGGTCGGCGTCGCGGACATTCCGCAGCGCCGTCGCTGCCCCTATCGCCGCCTCTGCGGCGTTCGCCGAGTTGGTCGCCAGCGCCGCGGCGCCGGCGGCAGCCCCAGAAAGCGCGCCCGACGCGTTCGCCCCCGCGGCGCGCATCGCCTCGAGCTGCAGAACGGCTTCGGCGAGGCGATCGCGCATCGTCTCGAGCCCGGTGATCACCTCGTCCCGTGCGTCGGCTTCGCTCTCGAGCCCGTCCGTCGTGCGCGTGCGAGCCCGTGATTCCGTGTCGAGATCCTGAAGGAGATCCTGCCGGGCGCCGTTCTCGCTCGTGAGTGCCGCGAGGAGCTCCTCGGCCCGCGTGTTCAGGAGCTCATTCGACGCCGCGATCTCGGCTTCCCAGAGGTCGAGCCGGTCGCCGATCAGCCCGAGAGAGTCGGCGATCGCCGCGTCGGCTGCCTGCACCTGGTCGAGGATCTCGGCATAGTCCGTGGCTCGGTCGTTGAGGATCTCGGACACGCCCTCCGCCGCGGCGCGGATCAGCTCGAGCTCGGCTTCTGCCTGCTGGCGGTAGACCTCGAGCTGCGCCTCCGACGCTGCGCGGATCTCCTCCGCCATGTCTCGGACGGCTTCGCGCTGCTCCCAAAGCGCCTGTAGTGCTTCCTGCGAGAATCCGCCCTCTGCGTCGAGCATCTCATCCATCTGGGACGTGATCGAGTCCCAGAGAGAGCCGGCGATCTCCTGCGCCTGCCGCACAAGTCGGTCGACCTCCGCCGGCGACGTTGCTGCCGCGATCTGGTCGACCATCGCGGCAAGAGCCTCCTGCTGCCGCGCGATCACGTCGCTCTGGTCAAGGTCGCCGCGGTCCCACTTCGCGAAGAGCGCGTCCCAGCTCGCCGCCAGCGACCGCTGAATGCTGGCGATCTGCTCGAGGTTGGCGCGCTGCATGTCGTACTGCTCCTGTAGCAGCGCCGTCACCTCGCGCACCCGCTCGGCGGCTTCCGCCGGCGCGAGCTGCTCGAGCCCCGACATGAGCTCCGTCACGCTCCCGAGCGCATCCTCGAGCGCGAGCGGCGCCGTCGGCACCATCTCGCCCAGGAGCGCCGCGAGCTCGCCGCGAGCATCGTTGAAGTCGGCGACCGCGTCGCCGTACTCCTCGGCGAGCCCAGCGATCTGCTCGCGGAGCTGCTCGGCCCCGCCGGCGGCGGCGATCAGAGCCTCGATCGTGTCGGCGCCCGCGAGTGCCGTCACGACGTCCGAGACGGCCGCGTCGACGCGCTCGAGCAGATCGGACCCGCCGGCGCCGATCGAGAGATCCGGTCCGGACGCTTGCGACGCGACGTACTTCTGCCGGAGGTCGTCGATCGTCTGCAAGAGCTTCGCGTTGGCGTCGATCTGCCGATTGATCGCGTCGACCATCTTCCCGGCTTGCTCGACTTGCTCTTCGGTGTCGAGGTCGCCGAGTTGCCCGGCCCAGCGCACCAGGTCCGCTTGCGTCTTCTCGTTCTCGCGCCGCCACGCCGCGAGCGTCCCCTCGAGCGCCCGCGTCTTGAAGTCCTCGAACGAAAGCCCGGTGATCTCGAGCGTGTCGCGCACCGCGACGATCGAGGTCACCCAGGCGCGCAGCGCTTGCGCGGCTTCCTCAAACGGCATGACGTTGAACTTCGCGAGCTCCGCGTTGACGCGGCCCGTCTCGACGCCGAAGTCGGCGAAAGCGTCGACGAGCGCCGGCTTGTACGCGTCGAAGACGGCTCGCGGCAGCGTGCCGTTGAGGAAGGTCGACCAGAACGTTTGAAAGTCCTCGGTCTTCCCCTTGAGGTCGACCTCGATCGCCGGCCAGTCGCCCAGCGGGGCGCCGAGCGCGTCGAGAATGTCGCGGAAGTAGCCGCTCGCCTTCTTGTACTTCGACAGCATCGACCGCGCCTGCTCGGCTTCCTCGTCGTCGCCCAGGTTCCCGACCCACATGCCGAAGCGCATCCCGCGCCCGTCCTCGCGCGGCTTGAACCACGCCTCGTAACCTTCCTTGCGCGTGCCGCCCGAGAAGTAGCCCATGACGCCGCCGACGATCGCGCCGACAGCCGCGCCGATCCAGCCGCCGAACTGGAAGCCCATCCCGGCCCCGGAGATCGCGCCGCCGATCGCCGACATGCCGCGGTTTCCGCGCTGCTGCCCCCCCTGCCAGATCATCGCGCCGCCCGTCGTCGCGACGCCCGCCCAGTTGACCTTGCCGGTCGACGACATGAGCCCCGCGTCCTGCAGCGACTGCTTGAACGATCCCCCCTTCATCAGACCGGCGAGCGCCGTGTCGAGCTGCGAGGCGCCAATCGAGGCGAGGTTCGAGAAGATCCCCTTCCACGACTCGGAGAAGTCGTCGCCCGAGAGCGCGCCGAGGATCGAATCCGTGATCCCGGTCGCGAGCACCGGCGCGATCGTCTGCTCGAATGCCTGCCGGAATTCAAACGCCGTCTGCTCGGCGTCGAGCTCCGCCTTCAACTTCACCTTGCCCGCCTCGTCGAGCTCCTGGCCGAGCCACGCCGTGTAGTCGATCGCCCCCTTCTTCCCCTCGGTTTGGTCTACCTTGAGGATCGACTCGAAGCCGGCCGGGATCGTCTTCGGCAGGAAACCGGCGTACTCCTGCGCGTCGAGGCGCGCCTGAGCGTCGACGAAGGCGGCCGTGAGCGACTGCGCCTTGTCTGGCGGCAGCGTCGTATTGACGTACGTCAGGAAGCCGGCGACGTCGCCGCGCGCCTGCGAATCCCTGAACTTCGCAGCGACCTCGGCCGCCTTGCCCCCCTGCGGGAATTCCGCCGCGACGACGCCCAGGAAGTCCGAGATCGCCCCGCGCGCGGTGACGTCGCCGAATTTCGCCGTCACCTCGGCGAGCGACGGCACGGTCGTCGTCACGTGCTCCCCGAAGTCGCCGGCCGCGGCCCGCGCGTCTGCGTCGGCGAAGGCGGCCGTTGTCGTGATCGTCGGCGGGACGATCGTCGCGATCGACGCCGCGAACGCTTCGAGGTCGCCCTTTGCGGCGGACGTCGCCGCGGCGAGCGCGATCTCGCGCGCCTGGTCCGGCGGGAAGCTGTCCTCGACCCAGGTCAGAAAGTCGCCGAGCGTCGTCGTCGCCGCGGCAGCGTCCGCCGTCACGCCCACGCTCGCGGAGTACGTCTTCCCCTCGGAGAAGTAGACGTCGAGCAGATCGCCGAGCGCCGTCACCTTCGGCTTCGCCGTCTCCGCCTCGTCGCCGACGCGTTTCGTCGCCTCCGCCGCCGCCGTTTCCTGCTTCACCGTCTCGGGAAGCTGCTTCTCGAAGTTGCGAAGCTCCTCGATCAGGTCGATCAGCTTCCCCTTCTGCGTCTCGTAGAGTTGCGAGCTATGGTCGGTCTCCCGCATCTCGTCCTGCAGCGCCTTGATCTGGTCCTTTCGCTTGCCGATCAGCGTCTCGAGCGCGTGCGCGGTGAGCTCTTCCTCCGCCCGGGTCGCGCTCGTCTTCCCCATGAGCTCGTTCAACCCTTCGGTGAGCCCGCCGAGGAAGCCCGTCAAAGTCGGCACGATGCCGCTTGCGTTGACGGCCTCGAGCACAAAGCCGCCAATCGCTTCCTTCGCGTCACCCCATGTCTCCGAGAGGATCGTGAGCTGCCCGCTAAGCGTGCCGCCAAGCGCTTCGGCCGTGCCGCCGACCTGGAGCTCGACAACCTTGAGGATTTCCGCCTGTGCGCCGGCGAGGTCGTTCGTCTCGACCATCTTCGCGATCATCTTCTTCTGCTCTTCGGAGAAGGTGACGCCGACGCGTGTCATAGCCGTGATGCCCTTGACCGGGTCCTCGAGTGCCTTGCCCAGCATCGTCACTGAGCCGTTGAGGTCCTGCCCGAAGACGGCGGACAGGTCCGCGGCCGCCTTCATCGTCCGCGGGAATGCCTCACCCTGGATCGACCGGAAGGTCAGCAGCACGGCTTCGGCTTCCTGCACGAGCTCGCCGGAGATCCCGGTCGTCGCCTGCATCTCGTCGGCGAGCTTCGAGAGCTCCCGCGACGAGAGCCCGACCACCCCGCCCGTCGCCTTGTAGACCGCGTTCATCTTCACGGCGGATCGCTCCGCCTCCATGGCAGCACCAGCGCAGTCCTTCAGGAAGGCGCCGAGCTTAAGGACGGCGCTGGCGGCAGCGACCGCCAGCGCCATTCCCTTGAACGATGCGCCGGCCGAGTCCGTCTTCTGCTTCGTGGCGCTGGCTTCGTCTTTGACCTTGCGAAGCCCGGTAACGGCACCGGTGGCGTCGAACTCGGCCTTGAAGAGAATGTCAGCCTTGCCCGAGCCTGCCGCCACCGTCCCCCCCCCGCTACCTTCGTCCCCAGCCCGCCCGCTTCCGCTTCTCGTCGTCGCGCTGCCGGACAGCTGCGGCGACGCGCGCGTCCTCGATCACCCGCAGTCCCGCCCAGACCTCCGCGTGCCGAAGCCCGCAGTCCTCGAGGATCGGCGCGCAGCCCTCATAGCGGAGCCCGATCAGCCCGGAGTACCCGACGTTCACCTGTGAGGAGCACAGGTCCCAGGCCAGCCACGCCTGTGCCTGCCACGAAGTCAGCCGCTCGCGCCATCGCTGCTCGCCGGATCCGTATCGGAAGCGCCGCTCTGCGGACGAACGGAGCCCCCTTTTTCCGCCGCGTCGGCGCGCTGCACGAGCTCCCGGGCTTTCCGGACGATGATGTCGTAGCCCTTCGCGTGCAGCGGCAGCGCGGCGCGGACGTCCGCCGTGAGCTCGAGCGGGCCCACCTCGCCCGTCACCGGGTCCTCGCCAAGCACGCCGTCCCAGCCCTCGAGAGCGTGCTCGAGCACGTCGCGCCGCGGCTCGAAGTCGCCCATTGTCTTTGGGTGCTGGCCGCGGCAGAGCGGACAGAGCTGCTCGTGCTCGTGCTCCCCCTCGCCGACTCCGACGACACCGAAGCCGAGACAGCGCTTGCACAGCTTGTGCTTGATGGCGATCTCGCGGAACTTCGTCATGGTGAGCGGCCGGAGTCGGAGCACGGCGCCCTCGTTCAGCTCGGGCGCCGGCACCGGGTAGACGCCGTCGAAACGGCTTGCGATGGTCCTCAGAAACATGGGGCGAGACACAGGTCCTCCTTCGGGTCTAGGTGAAGGTCACGGTGGCGTCGGGGTTCTTCAGCGCGGCGATGATCTGGCTCGCGCCCGCGCCGTTCTTCAGGTAGCCGACGCCCTCAATCGAGATCTCGCGCTCGTTGCCGTCCTGAACAGCCGGCGCGTTCGTGAGGTAGAACTGCGTCTCCTGCGAGAGCAGCGAGAGCTGATGATTCGCGTTGCTCGGGTGCCCGAAGATCAGCTCCGCCGTGTGCTCGGCGCGGCCGGTGGCGAGCGCGCGGACCGCGCTCGAGGAGTCGAAGAGCCCGGTGGCCGACCAGGTCACCTTCTCGCGGCCGAGGATGATGTGCTTGCGGTAGGCGTTGCCGTCGGGAATCGCGCGGATGGAGATCGCCCGCTCGAGCCGCAGGGTCGCGGACACGACGTAGTCCGAGACGGCGCCGTCGATCTTGATCTGGCTCCCGAGCTTCACGAAGACGTCGTCGGTGAACGTGGCTGCCGGCGTGGCGTCGACCTCGGTCCCCTCGTCGAGGGTGTTCTTGCCGATCCCGGCGACCATCACGCCGACCTTGACCTCGCCGTCCTCGGGGTCGACCGTGAACTCGAGCCCGTAGACGACGAGCCCGTCGTAGCTGTCGCCCTTGTCGTTGGCGTCGTTCCAGAGCTCGGCGCCGAAGCTCGGGCCGTTGGTCAGCCCACGCTTGAACGTGTGGGTGTAGGGGTCGCCGGCGCCCGAGTCCGTCGGGGCGCCGAAGTACGCCATGAGCCACACGCCGAACGCGGAACGCTCGATCGGGACGTTGATCTTCTTGCCCTCGAGCGACCACTTCCCGCGGCCGGGCTGCGAGCTGTTCATGTCCCAGCGCTTCACCGTGCTCTCGATCACCGGCTCGGTCGCGCCGAGGTCCGTGTCGAAGTACGGCATCACGTAGCCGGACGGCGTGGCCGGCCGCGTGCCGAGCGTCGACTCCGGCCAGATCACCAGCCTCTCTTCGTCGTGTCGCCGAATCGCCATGTCAGACCTCCCCCTCCGAAGGCGCCGGCGCCGCCGGCTGCTCTTCCGTCACCGTCTCCTCGGCCGGCGCCGCGAAGGCGCGCCGCCCCCCGCGGCGGCCGCGCGCGTCGGCGAGCTGATACCCCTTGCCGCGCAGCGACTCGAGCTGTGCCTCGGTGAGCTCGAGCTCGGCCGGCTCGTGCGTCACGACGCCGACGCGGAGCAGCCGTACGCTCTCGCGCGGATCCCCTTCCGGCAGTGCAACCTTGATCCTCACGCCGCCGCCCTCCAATGCTCGAAGCTCTGCACGTACAGCAGCGCGCCCGGCAGAATGTCGACCAGGCGCTCGTCGACGGCTTTGAGCTGCGCGCCGGTGATCGACGTCAGCTTCAAGCCCTTCAACGCCCCCAAGCCGGCCTCGAGCAGCGAGAAGATGTCCGTCCCGGTCGTGACCCCGGGCCCAGGTAGCCGGCCCATGTAGAAGACGTCCCAGCCCCACTCGCTCGCCTGCTTCGGGTCCGTCTTGACCTTCGGGTCCTCGAAGGTGCGGCCGGCGTACACCGGGCCGATCGCCGGCGCCGTGCGCGCGAGCTGGCGGAACTGCTCCTCGCTGCTCGCCTGCACGATCGGGCAGCCCGCCGGCGCCGCGGTCGCGAGCGCCGTCACGATCTCTCCGAGCACGTCGGCGTGCGCGCTCACGAGGTCGCCTCACTGAAGATCGCCTTGATCCTCGCGGTGATCTTCTCGATCGTCCTCTCGGTGAGTCCGACGTACGGCCGGGCCGGGATCCGGACGTGTTTCGTGCTGACGCCCTCGCCGGTCGCGAGCCGGAAGCGGAGAAACTTGGCGCGCACCGGTCGAATGTCGCCGCCGAACTGGTGGATCGCCGCGTAGACGAGCGGTACCGTGCCGCCCGTCACCGTGACCTTCTTCCCGGCCGCCTTGCCCTCGGT